TATGAATTTTGAAGACAAAGTAATAAGAATGGAAAACGGAACCAGAGGTGGAGGAATTGAGATTGATCTGTCAGGTTTTGGATATCCTGACGGAGAGAAGATGTCGGCATACCAAAACTACTTAGGAGGTGGAATGTTGGGGTCAATCCAAAATAGCTGCACGATCAGCAACTGGATGAACGACAATAAGCTACTAAAGATCGCCTCTGAGCTATCCAAATATTATTATTACCTTACTGGTCAGGAGACGGATTATAGCTCACTACAGGAGCGATTAGGCAGTGCTTACTAAAAAAAATAGAATTATGTTTAAAGTAAGGTTCAACCTAGGTAGGGGTAAAAACTACCTCAAGTGGCAAGTGAGAATGCCTAACAAAGAGGTGGCATACTTCAATCCTGAAGAGGTATCAATCCTTATGATTAACGCTAAGTTGGTTAACAACAAGTCTACAGCTAAAAAGATTCACGAAGGCTCAAACAAGTCTGTGTGTGCTTGGATCGAGGCTGAGAATGTTTCAGTTGAAGACGTCCGTTCGTTTGAACCGTCGACACATAAGGACAAGCAAGTTAGATACAATCCTAGGGTATACCCCTCATGGACACAGAGAGACAATGACGTAGATGGGGAGACCTATCGCAAGCTAGTGACAAGTGGTAGAAATGTATATGAATTTTAAAAAAAAAATAGAGTTATGAAGAATGTAATAGGATACCGATGGAAGGATCGGATGATGGCTAAACTTTGGTGGTTGGCTGATCAGGAACTTAACGATGAATCGTTCGATGAATTTATCGAGCCGTTTTATAATTCTGGAGGCCGTGTCGAAATGACGGTCGATAGCGCAATTGCTGACATAATGCGTAAGGATGGTATTTTGGAAGATGTGACGTACCCTGTGTACGACAATGAATGGATCGTTAGTAAAATGCAGTCATTGTATCCAGAGATAGACGGTATTCCGACAAGGGGTTGGAAGGTTGTGTCTACTGAATCTGGATTCTACGCTGAATGCACGAATGGTGAGAGTCAATACTTAGACATAAAAAGTCTTGTTTGCCCGTTCGATGGCTACACCATGACAGGTCCAGCATGTATTGAAGACGACGAGAGATTAACTAGGTGGAGGTTCTTCTTCACGTTCAAAAGATAATGTTTGTTCACACGATGCCCCGTAACGACTGCAAAGGTTCGACGGGGTTTTGGTGGTAACAAATTAAAAACAAGATTATGACACCGAAAGAAAAAGCAAATGAATTAGTAGGATCATTTATAGACTATGTTCCTGACGTTGAAAATTATAAAGAAATTCAACAACATTGTGCATTGATTTGTATTAATGAAATACTAAGTGACACACGAAATCCTTTATCTTATGAAGCTAAGAGAGATTTTTATGAATACTGGAAGCAAGTAAAACATGAAGTTTCTGTATTGTTCTAAAATAAATGTGTTTTTAACGATTAACTAAAAATAAGATTATGAAAATAGAAAATAAATATTGCGAAATACAAGACTTAAATGAAGGCGATTGGTTTATGCTAAACAACGGAGAAAAAATAAGAAACAAGTATAGATATTTAGGTGAAGTAATTCCAAAAGTTTACGGTGGTGTTTGCCCTAATGATGATAGAGATTTTGACTTTGGAACTAAGGTTGAAAAAATTGATGGGTTTTCTTTGTACTTATTACAAAATGGTAGAGATTGGGATTAATCAAATGGATAATTATGTTAGCAACAATAACAAACTAAAAACAAGATTATGAACTTACAACTATCATTAAAAAGAAAATGGTTTGAAATGACCAAGAAAGGCATCAAAACAGAAGATTATAGGGAGTTAACACCTTATTGGTGCAAACGTTTTCTTTATAGGATTAATGGTCCTGTTGGAGGCTATATGTCTGCTGAAAATGAGATTCTAAAAGGCGGTGATGGTTCAGGATGGAATATGAATGGAATAGGTCCACCAATATTTAAAGAATTTGAAACCAACATTATGACTCTAGGATATCCCAAGAAAGGTGATAAAGATCGTACATTAATCTTAGAGCATAAAGGCATTGAAATAAGAACAGGGAATCCTGAATGGGGAGCAGAAGAAGGTAAACTTTATTTTGTCATTAAACACGGTAAAATTTTACAACCATGATAGCAACAATAACAAACTAAAAAACAAGATTATGAAAACAATTATTATAATGCTGATGACTATGGCTCTAAACTATAGCACAGTAAAAATTAAACAATCGCCATTCATAGAATTGGATAGGGCAACAACATACTATTGTAATGTCAGCCAATGTGATAATGATCCCTTCACAACAGCAGATGGATCTGTGATTGATCCGATCAAGTTGAAAAACAAGCAAATCAGATGGTGTGCATTGTCAAGGGATTTGATTTGGGATGAATATCGACAATCAATCCATGCAGAAGGTTTCAGAGGGTTATTTGAGTTTGGTTATACAATAACCGTATATTCAAAAACGTGTCCACAAATCAACGGAAAATGGACAATCCACGATACAATGAACAAGAGGTACACAAACTCTATTGATTTCTTGATTGACCCATTAAACAATAAGCCAAAGCTGGGAGTTTGTGATGATGTGAAAATATTGAAGCCTAATTATACGGCTTATGGGACTAATGACTAACGGCTTGTGGCGGACTGTTTAATTTTAAAAATTTTAGCGTGGGATTAAAAGAAAAATATAAAATAAAGCTGATTGATAAAAAGTTAGCGAACAAAATACAGATAGAAAACCATTACCTACATACAAGAGCTTCTTGTATTTACGGCTTTGGGTTGTTTGAAGATGAAGAAATAATTGGTGTAATATTATATGGAAACCCTACAGCACCAACTACATTGGATATTTGCGGTAAGGATGAAAGAAAAAGTGTAATTGAAATTACAAGGCTTTGGATAAAAGATGATACTCCTAAAAATACAGAAAGTTATTTTATAGGTAACACCATTAAACTAATTGATAAAGAAATAATAATTGCATTTGCAGACCCCGAATTTGAACACGTAGGAACTGTGTACCAAGCAAGTAATTTTATTTACACAGGAAGAAGCAAAAGAGGTGGTAGAGTAATTGCGATAAAAGGAAATAAAATACACAATAAAACTTTATGGAAGCAATATAAAACAGCTAAACGAATAAGAGAGGTTTTTGGTGATGAGAATGTTTATTATAAACCATACATAACAAAGTTGAGATATGTTTATTTTAACTGTTCTAAAAAAAGAAAGAAAGAACTATTGAGTAAGATGATTTATAAAATTGAACCGTACCCAAAACCTAATGGCTGACGATAGGAAGACACAGAGCGTTGGCAAAATTTTTAAAATTAAATTGCAACTAACACCAAACTAAAATTTCGTTTTAATGAAATTTACACGTTGTTATTGTTATACGTAAAAACATATAAAATGATGGGAAAACCCAACATTATACGCAAATACATATACTAATGATGGTTAAAAGAAACATTATCGAACGTTTCAATGTTCGACAAAAACAAAAGCAAAGATGAGTAAAGAAAAATTAAGATATACTTTGTGGGAATGTGAACTATGCCATGACATTTTTATAACAGATTCCAAAAAAAGATGGAGTATGGTTATTTGTAAGTGTGGTAAGACTTCTGTAGATGATGAAGAGTGGTATAGCAGATATATGGGCAAACCTAAATTCTTACAGCAATCAGATAAATTAAAGGAATTAAACCAAAACAAAGATGAGTGAGAATTCGGATAAACCATATTGGGTATATGATAAAAAGACAGGCAAAATAAAAGGCTTTTATAAGTGGAAAGATGCCGTTAAATATGATAAAATTTTAAACCAAAACAAAGATGAATAAGAAAGAAATATCACGAAAGATAGTTGAGTACTTCAACCGTAACGAAATGTGGGAGTATTACAAATCGATAAAAGAATAACTAGCATAAACGTTAATTAATTAATTTTTTACTTGTAAATGTGCAAATTTAGTGTTAGATTTGTGCGAAATTAAATATAATAAATATGGATCCGATAGGAAAATTAATAGAAACAATTAAGGAGCGTGAAGACATCAGCGTTCATACAGGTGTGGATGGGTTTCTGCATCTTCAAATAGAGACCGACTACGACATAGATTACTTCAACATAACCATGGAACATTCATCTGAAGAGGTAGATGGTGAGGTTGTCACAGAGATTGTTGAGATTAAAGACTTCGAGTTTGAATTGAAGGAGTTTGATAAGCCTATCCATTTAGCTATGAGTGATATAAAGCAAGACGAGTTGGTTAAATTTTTAAATGAAAATCTAGAGTTATGAATATTAAAAGAGAATTTAAATTGGATCGAATCATGAAAATCGGTGTACTGGGTCAGAGTGATAGCTACTCTTCAAAAATAATGGACGAAAAAAGAGAGATTGTTATCAGCATATCTTGCACTGGTCTAGAGGATGCTCAATCGATATCCAGTTCGATAGTAAACTTCTTAAATGGAGATGTTCCTGAAGCAGATGCTGAGAAGGACAGAAAGATAGCTGAGTTGACTAAGATCATTCAGGACAGAGCTAAGTAATTAATTAAAAATCAAAATAAAATGAGCGAAAAGACACACTGGCGAAAGCTACAGAATCCAGAGTACATTGGATCATGGGATTTGGAAGGTGATACAGATGTATTGATAACTGATATCACTACCAAGGAAATCACTGGAATAAAGGGAACGACTAAGGAAACGGTTCTAATCCTGAAAGGAATGAAGCCAATGATTGTAAACGTCACGAACCAATTAACCATTCAACAATTATATGGTGCGTACATCGAGGACTGGATTGGTAAGACTGTAACACTATTCCCTACCACCACGAAGGTTAGAGGCGAGAAGATGGACTGCATCCGTATTCGGAAGAGAAAGCCTACTCAAAAGCAGGAGAAGAAAAAAAGTCCTATCGATGACGCTAGACTTGAGCAAGCTATCGATGCCATTAAAAGTGGTGCCGTAACAAGAGAGAAGGTGGAAAGCCAATTTACATTAACTGCTAAACAAAAAAATAGACTAGATGAAGGACTTAAAGATTAGATGCCACGAATTGTGGAAGATTATGGGTAACGGTCGTGGCGATTTCGGTTTAACTGAGACCGCCATGACGTTAGTCAAAGAAAAGGTAAAGCAACATCTGTACCACTACAAGAGTACGATCGAAAGTAAGTACCTTACTAAGGGTATTGAGACCGAAGATCAGATCAGAGAGATGTACAACGGATTCTTCTTTACTAACCTAGAAAAGAACACTGAAAGGAAGAGTAATGACTGGATCGAAGGAGAGCCTGATGCTGTATCTGACAAGATTATAGACTTCAAGTCTGCTTGGTCATCCGAAACGTTTCCAGCTTCTATGTCAGACGCAGATAAGAAGATCAAGAAGGCTGGGTATGAAACTCAACTCAGAGGTTACATGTGGCTATGGGGTCTAGATTCCGCTGAACTAGTTTATGGTTTAGTAGACACTCCAGAACACTTGATTGAGTGGGAGCAGAACAGATCTATTCATGAGGTGGAGCACCTCCCTGTACATCTCAGGCTTACTTGTGTTCAATACGAAAGAGATAAGGATTACGAGATGATGATCAGATCCAAGGTTGAAGACTGCCGTAAGTTTGCAGAACAATACATGAAGGAGATTGAATCAAAACACTTAAAACATGAAGAGAGAAATATTTAATAGATATGTGGAAGCTATTGCTAGTAATTTCAACATAGATGAGGATGACTTGTTTACGGTGGATATCGATTACAAAGTTGCCAAGCCTAGGCAGATGTTATACTACCTATGTATGAAGCGTAACATGACGTCGACCGAAGTAGCTAAGTACATGAGAGACAATGGCGCAAACACACGTCACTCTTCTGTACTTAGAGGTAGAGATAGAATGAGTTCCATCATAGAAAATGATAGGGATTATTACTTACTAGAAAAAAGAATAGCTAAATGTATAGACTAGATCAAATTTGGGAACAAGCTAACCAAGAAGAAAGAGGCTTGTTGATATGCGGCAGGTACTTCATATCTAGAGGGTTTAAAATCTCCTGCGACAATGGAGATATATCTGTAGGAAAGTATGTCGATGACGATCTTGTACCATTAGACGATGGGGAGATGGATCTCCTACTGGCATCTGGATGGGTGCTCGGAACGATATTGCTTTCTATGGAGTTTATCCGTAGAGATATCGACAGGATTAACGACCTGATAAAGCTAGAGATGAACGGAAGGAAGAACGGGAAGTTCATTAAAGGGTTGAAGCGAAGACGTTCCCAAAAGATTGAGGTCTATACAAAAAGAATGAAAGAATTATCAAAGGTGCAAACCTCGACAGCACCATTTAATGTTGAGGACAAAAATTAAATACAATGGAACAAGTTTTTAGAGGTACCATTACAGATGTAGACGAGTTAAAATCAAACGGAGATTGGTCTGCAATTAGTTTCGAGGTCACAGAGAGTGAGCCTAACAATCCTGAATATCCACAGGTAGCGAAGTTTGACTACTTCAAGAACGGTGAGTACAAGAAGTATGCTGACAGTTTTGAGGGTGACTTCCCTATTGGGACTCATGTTGAGGTTCATTATAGCTTCAAAGCGAATGACTGGACGGACAAGGAAGGTAACGAACGTAAGTTCTACAAGGTGTCTGCTTGGAAGGTTATGAAACTTCAAGAGGAGCCAGCTTCAGCAGGTGACGATGAAGGGGATTTGCCTTTCTAGGTAGAAATTAAATTATGTGGGTCGGTCTATAATGGCTGACCCATTTTTTAAATCAAAGTTATGACACAACAAGAATTGATTCACGAAATAGCTGACTGCTTTGAAACTATGCCGACACATATTAGACTAAGGACTAGGAACTATGATGAAGTTTTTATCAGGTGGTTGTATATTGTAATAGCTAGAAAGTACCTGAACATAGAAGCCAGTAGAATAATTCGGTTTCTAGACCTAGCGAACCACAGCTCTGTTGGATATGCACTGAAGCATTGGGAATCAAAAAGTATTTACGTAAAAGACTGCGACCTAAAAATGAATAAGCTAGTTGGAAGACTTCTTATGAATCATGGGGTTGACATTACTGATCTTAACAACAAGAATGTTACCGTCATAAACCTAGATGGATACGAGAAGGTCAGAAAGAATACCGTACTCAAAGATGGGTATAGGTACATCAAGATAAACGACACATTATTTCAAAGCTGTGTCGAAAATGACAAATAAAGTTTGCTTTACTTATAGATAGTATATATATTGCAGACTCTTTTTTTTTAAAATCTAATATAAAGTCGACATTTTCGACATCTAACTGATAATCAATACAATGAATAACATAATAACGGCATTCAAGAATATAAAGGATACGAACCAACCATTTCACAAGCCATTAAGCGAGGTGTTGAAGCGTATAAAAGACGGTGTATCACGAGAGCTTGTGAATAAAATCAGGTTTGAGGATGACAAGACTGCTCGTAATCTATTGAAGCAGGATCTACCATCGATTTGTTTTTCAGGAAAGTTTAGAAAGAGGAAAGACGATGAGCTGATTGAGCATAGTGGCTTAATCTGTTTGGACTTTGATGGGTACGAGACAACTACCGATATGGTTGAGGCTAAGAAGATGCTGTCCAAGGATAAGTATTCACTAGCGGTATTCGTTTCTCCATCGGGCAAAGGGTTGAAGGTGATCGTGAAGATACCTAAAGATCCAGACAATCACCAGAATTATTTTAACTCACTGAAGGAGCATTACAATTCTGATAAGTTCGATCCGACCAGTAAAAATATTAGTCGTGTGTGCTACGAGTCTTATGATCCAGAAATTTATATAAATGAAGATTCATCTGAGTGGACATATCTAGGTCAGAAGGAATACAAGGAGATTGTTAGGAATAGAGATTCAGTAACGGTTCCTATCACGGATGACTCAAAGGTTGTTGAGATCCTTCTTCGTTGGTGGACCAAAGAGTACCCAATGTCTGAGGGTTCGAGAAATGAAAACGCTTATGTACTGGCTTCAGCACTAAACGACTACGGTGTATCGAAGGAGAACGCTATGAATGTTCTGCTACAATACCAAGAAAAAAGTTTTCCTCAATCTGAAATAAGAGCTACTGTTAATTCAGCGTACTCTAGGTCAGAGAATTTTAACACGAAGTACTTTGAAGACGAAGAGCGATTGAACAACCTTCGATCAGACATGAGAGGTGGAGCTTCTAGGAATGATATCAACCAGCAACTCAAAGGAATGAACATCGATGAGTCAATGGCTGATCAGATATCAGACAAGCTAGAGCGAGAAGTTTCTGGAGATAAGTTTTGGAAGAAGTCGGACAAGGGTGTGGTGAAAATCATACACATATCTTTCAAACGATTCCTTGAGAAGCATGGGTTCTTTAAGTATAACCCTGAAGGCTCGAAGAGTTATGTATTCGTGAGGGTGGTAAACAACTTAATAGACCACACGACAGAGAAGGATATCAAGACGTTTGTTTTGGATTACCTTTTGGAGGTAGGTGACGACAGTGTGTACAACTACTTTGCTGAGAAGACAAAATATTTCAAGGAAGATTTTCTAACATTCCTAGCGAGCGTTGATGTACACTTTGTTGATGACGAGAAGGATACTGGATACATATATTTCAAGAATGTAGCGGTAAAGATTACTCCTAAAAAAATCTACGAGATAGATTACATAGACCTTGGTGGATATGTTTGGAGAGACCATGTCATGGATAGAGATTTCAAGTTACTGAAAGATCATGAATGCGACTTCAAGAAGTTTATCAGTAACGTATGCTTCTCGGATGAGAGAAGAACTAAAAGCATGGAGTCCACTATTGGATACCTTCTCCATGGGTATAAGCCACCTAGCCAATGTCCGTCAGTTATACTTAACGATGAAGTTATTAGTGACAATCCTGAAGGTGGTACCGGGAAAGGTATAATCATGAAGGCGATCGGTCATATTAAGAAGATGGTGGTTATCGATGGAAAGGATTTTGATTTCGGAAAGTCATTTCCTTATCAGTTGGTATCAGCAGACACACAGATAATCGTGTTCGATGATGTCAAGAATAGGTTTGACTTCGAGCGTCTATTCAGTGTCGTCACTGAAGGCATCACTCTTGAAAAGAAAAACAAGGATGCTATCAAGATACCATTCTCGAAGTCTCCGAAGATAGGGATCACAACTAACTACGCCATAAGAGGTACAGGTAGTTCATTTGACAGAAGGAAGTGGGAGCTAGAACTTCATCAATACTACTCAGCTGGATTCACTCCTTATGAGGAGTTCGGTAAGTATATGTTTGATGAGTGGAATGAAGAGGAGTGGATGAAGTTTGACAACTACATGATCGAATGTTTACGTAGCTATATGAACACTGGTCTTGTTAAGTCAGAGTTTGTAAACCTAAAGATCAGGAAGCTATCAGCTCAGACATGTCATGAGTTTATCGAATGGTGTGGTATCGTAGACAACGAAGATCCTACAGACAAGGCTTTGGAATTTATCCGTGGCCATAAGGTATTTAAGTCTGAGCTGTATTCAGATTTCGTGGAGGAGAATCCAGACTTCGGACCTAAGTCGAAGTTAACCGTAAGCAGAAACAAGTTCTATAAGTGGCTTATAGCTTTCTGTCTATATAAAGGAAAGACGATGCCTGACGAAGGTCGTGATGCAAACGGTAGATGGATCAGGTTAATCACCCGACATGAGTACGAGGAAGATGGGAAAATAGAGTTTAAATAAAATCAAATGATCAAGTTAAGAGATTACCAAGAAAGTATTGTAAATGCATTGCGGTCAGAGGTTGAGTATGGAAAAAAGATTTTAGTCCACGCACCAACTGGGGCTGGCAAAACTAAGATCAGTCAGTACATCATCGAAAGGATAATTTCTTCTGGTAAAAAATGTTTGTTCACAACCCCTAGGATTAAGTTATCGATCCAGACTCAAGAGAGTTTTGGATTCGGTAACCTAATTCTTGGATCTAAGACTCAAGACAATGGGTCGAACTGTACGATAGCATCCGTACAATCTCTTTACTCTAGAAAGGTGACTCAGCATTTTGACTTCATCTTCATAGATGAATGTCATTTTGCTCATGGTTCTAAGTATATCGATTACATCATGGAGACTTACAGCAATTCTGTAATTATAGGGTTGTCTGCCACTCCAATAGATGAGAACGGCTACTTACTAAGTGGATACGACAGTATAATAAGTGAGGTAGGTGTTAAGGATTTAATAAAGAAGGGTTATCTCAC